GCCGTTGGTCTGTAAAAACTGCCCTGCCGCGCCGCCGTAGATCGCCAGATTGTTCGGGCTGGCGAGCGCCAGGAGCCCATTGACCGCCAGGCCGCCCGCAATGGTGACGCCCGATCCATTGAACGTCGTCGCGCCGTCGGCGCGCGCGATGCTCAGCCAAGTGCCGAGCGACACCCCGGTCGTCGAGTAAGCCTGGAGGCTGAAATTCGCCCCGACGTTGTTCAATCCCTCCGCTGTCTGATCGCCTAAATTCAGCAACCAGCGCGTGATCCCCGCCGCCTGAGCGAGGATAGCGCGCGGATTGTTCAGCGGCGCGTTGAGCACCAGACTGTTGGGGCCCTGAACGGTCAGGACTTGGTTGACCGTTAGGCTTCCGGTGATGGTGCCGCCCGCAATGGGCAAATAAGGCCCGCCGGTGACCGGCGTGATCCACGACAGATTGCCGTTGCCGTCCGTCGCCGGCACCTGGCCAAGCGAGCCGCCGCCGATCTGCAGCTGCGCCACCGTGGGCATGTAAAGCAGCGCCGAGCCATAAAATTGCAGCGCGCCTGAGGTCACCGCGCCGCCCGCGCCCAGCGTGACCACCCCGGTGTAACCGCCGCCGCTCGCTGGAACGACCAGGTTCCAGGCCCCTAACGTGCGCCCATACGTCTGGTTGTCGGGAACCTCCTCGACCCCTGCCCCATGCGCCTCCAGATATTCGAGGGTGACCGCCTCCATCGGCTCGACCGGATCGCGGGCCAGGTAAACCGGGCCGGCGAAGGTGGCCGAGAGATCGGCGCCGGAGATCGACAGCGCCGGACCAAGCACAGCGCCGGCGCCGTTGAGATGGTTGATGGCGAAGTTCGGCGGCGCGCCGCCATCGTTGAGGCTGACCTGCCAGTACAGCGAGCTGACCGTCGCCGGGACGCCGGTGATGACCACGCCGTCAACGATGGAGGGCCCGCTGACCGCGGAGCAGCCCTCAGTGTCGTTCCAGTCGTTCGACGGCGGCAGCGGATTGACCGTCCACGTCGGCGGCTTAACGGGCGGGCCGGGGATCCATTGGTCGTTCATCCGAACGATCTCACCCGGGTGCGCTTCAGCCGTGAACCCGACGCCTTGGCGCGCAGCCAGGCGGCGTTGAGGTCGTCAATCCGCTTGTCGACCTGTTGCCCGAACGTGAGCGCCCCCTGCTCCTCGCCGACCGCATGAAAACCAGCGTGCATCAACGCGGCAAAGAGGTACAATGAGGGATAATTGGTGTAGACCCAGCTCGACCCGACCGTCGCCATCACCGGCACTTGCTGGAAATAATTCATCTGAAACAGCGTGCCCTCGACCTCGTCGGGCGCGCCACCAAAATAGATCGTCAGCCCCTCGATCGTATAATTAAGCCAGGTCGAATTGTAGTTCTGGACATAGGTGCCGGAATAGGGCGTGGCGGGCAGGCGAAAGAACTCGTCGCGCGCCTTGTAGGTCAACGGCACCCAGCCGGTCGGGGTCGAGGCGCTGGCCATCAAGAGGAGATCCGTCTCCAGCCAGTCGCCCGGCAGCGGCGCGCAGCCGCAAGTGACGGTGTTCTGGCTGGTGGCGATCATCTGGCCGATGCGCAGCCTAGAGTTCAGCTTCTCTTCCGCCATCGAGACGAACGAGGCCACCAGCGCCTGCGACCAGTCCTGGCGATTGGCCCATTCGGCGATCTGAGCGCAGAAGGTGGTGTAATCGCTCATATCCGGTCCATGAGCCACAGAACGAGGACAATGATCAGCACCACCCCGACGACGCCGATGCCAGGATTGCCGAGGCCATAGCCTGGCCGCCAGGGCGCGCCCTGATAGAAATGCGGCCCGATCCCGCCCAGCAGCACGATCACCAGGATGATGATGAGGATCAGACCCAGCGGGCTCATTCAGGCGGCCTCCCTCGACTGAGCCAATAGGCGACCACCGCGCCGAAGGCGGCGACCAGGCCGCCAATCGCGCCCGAAGTGATCTCGTCGGTCGGGATGGTGAACAAGGCGCAGAAGGTGACCAGCCCGAGAAAGGCCAGGATCACCAAGAGCGAAATGGTCAGCGTACCCCCGGTTTTGTCGAACTTGCTGGCGGCGATCACCAGAAACACCGTCAGAACAGCGGCGATCACCAGCCCTATAGACGCCGGATAGTCGAAAATCCGCGGCGTCGGCGGCGGAACGACCAGATCGGACGCAGCCATTCATCAGCTCGGCTCCGGCATCGCGGACCCGGCGGGCAGGCCAGGAAGCTCGGCCTCCACCATCGGGGCGGCGACCGGAATTTGTTTGAGGGCTTTCTTAAACAGCCAATAGTAATTGGCGATGGTCTGCGCTTTGTCGGTGCCGTTGACGATCCGGCGCGCGTTGATCGGATCCTCGATGTTTTTCGACTTGGAAAGGTATTTCGGCAAGCCAACGCCGGTGAACCAGCCGTAGACCATGCCGTCGTAACTGACCAAGGCCGAGGTCGGCGAGTGCAGCATCTTGTGCGCCTCGGGGTGAATAGTGGCGGTCACGCCATAGCGATCCTTGAGAAATTTCTGTCCGTTCTTGTAGTTCTCCTCCCAAGTCAGCTGGACGTGGCCGCGCCCGTAATAGCACTGGCCATGCGGCCCGGCAGGCTTGCCGTAGCTCTTGCCCGCGCCCTTGCCGTACTCTTCGACCGGCTGCATGCGCTGATCGGTTTCGTGAAAAAAGGTGGCCAAGGCGTAAGCCAGCCACATCGTGCCGTCGTTCGGATTGTTCTGCTCGAAATGCGTCTCCCACGTTTCGAGCAGGTAATTCATGCCGTCGACCTGATCTTGGGTCAGGTTGCCCTTGAACAGATCCTTGCGGACGTTGTCGTAGAAGAACTTGCGGTCGTAAGGCATCAGACCGACCCCTTCCAGATCCGCCAGGGATCGGCCTCGTAGGAGTTCCACCACTTGTCGAAGGCGTCGAGGTCGAAATAGAGCCCGCGCCGGATCAAATCCTCGACCACGATCAAGGGCAGGCGCCCAAGCAGCTTGATGTCGCCATCGTTGCGCATGATCTCGCGATCGCGGGCGATCGAGTCGAGGACGGGCTCGACGTCCATTGCGGTGTGGATGACGAACCCGTCTGGACGCTCGCTGTCGACCAGCGTCCTGCGGGCGACGCCGTCGCGAGCGATGTAACGACGGCGCGCCTCGCCCATGTTACGGCGTCGCTTGGGCGATGCCGTTAAACAGGATATGAGCTAGAGCGTTTCGGGTTTCCACGCCCCACTCGACCACGATCATGCGCGTCTCGGCGTCGCCGGTTCGGGCCATCAGGTACTGACGGAAGGCGCGGAAGAAACCGACCGCGATATAATCGGGATCGATCAGCAATCCAACGTCGGGCGCGAGCCAACGGGAAGGAACGCACTTCACTCGGCCGAAGTCGGTCGCAATCACATCGACCGTGCTCACCACCTCAGTCTTGCCGACCAAGACCTGAGTTGTTGATCTGCCGACAAAAGTGCTGACTGTTCTCTTGGGCCCTGGAGGCACAACCCAAAGTGAAGGGCTCGCCCCATTGATGTAGGCTTGCTGCATGGCGTTGCCGAGCATGTCCTCAGCCAGCTGCACCGGCGTCGCCGGGGCCGGGAAAGCCATGTACTGGGTGGTCGGCAAGCCAGTCAGGCTGGTGTCGGGGGCGACCGCGCCGCCAACCGCGCCTTGCTTGTTGACCGCAGCCCCGAGCGCGTGGGCGAAGCCCTCGGTGACCCGCGCGGTGGTGCCGTCGACGCCGTCGTTGCGCGCCTGACGCGAGCACAGCGCCGTCTCCATGTCGGATTTCAAGACTTTCGACGCCATGGCCATCTGGTGCGCCATTTCCGACGACTTGCCCGCGGCGTCCGACTCCTCTTGCGAACCTGACACGGTGGCGTCGCGCTCGCTGATCTGAGTCGCGTTCTGCAGCCGGATGGTCGGCTGAGCGGGACTATTAGCAAGAACAAAACCTTCGACTTGCGCATTCGGAGCGCCGGGTTGACCCGCAGCGGGCGCGCCTGGCACAGTCGGCTGAGCCACCAGAGGTAGAAACTCAGTCTGCCAGTCGAAGAACCTGTTCTTGACGTTACGACGTCTTGCCGCCGACATCACCGGGGTGTCGAACGGGTCGATGTTATAGATGGCGTTACTCAAGTCTTCTCTGTTGCCTACCGCCATATAGGTGGTGAAGGCATTGGTAACCTTGGCCAAGGGAAGTCTCCGGGGTTAGAGCAATCTACGGAACACTTGTGCGGTGTCGTCGAGCGACCCGCTGCTCGCCTGTCGGCGAAGTGCTTCGTCGAGCCCTTTCCGTTGCCCATTCCCACTGAGGGGTGTAGCGGCGCCCGGTAGTAGCGTTCGACCTTTGCCCGCAACGACAGCCCGTGGCCGGGCCGCCATCATGCGATCGTACCTGCTCGCCTTGAGGAGGACTGTCAGCATCCTCGGGTCATAGACCGTGGCGACTTCATATTCGCTGAACCCCGCCGCCGCTGCGGTGCGCCGCATCGATTGCAGGTTCTTCTTCAGCGTCGGCTCGTCAGGGATTTTGTTATCCATGACGAAACGCTCGAACCCCTTTACCGCGTAATCCGCCACCTGTCGATCATTCTCAGCCGCCTGGGCCTGCTCGCGCTGAACGCGCAGCGCGCGCGAAGCGTTGAGCTTGCTGTAGATGGTCTGGAAGACCTTCTGGGTGGCGTGCGCCGCCTGGGGGTCGCGCGCGAACTCCTGATCCCAGTTGGGCTCGGCGGGAATGAGGTTGGCGAGATCCTCTTCGTAATTCCGCCGATCCTGATGCCACTGGGCGTAATTGCCCCTCAACGTGTTGACCGCGCCCTCCAGCTCACGCTGACCTTGCTGCAACTGCCCCATGCGCTTGTGAAAGGTTTGCTGACGCACATAGCCGCGCAACGCTTCGTCGAGCGTGATGTGGAACGTCTCGCCATCGGCGCTTACCTCGAACCTTTCGGCCTCGGCGTCGCGCTCGGACACCCCTTCGGCGTCCCGCCCGTCGCCCTCGGTCGCGGTGAGCTGGTCTGACCGTGGAACGTCGTCGCCTTCGGCGGCGATGGCCCAGAAGTCTTCCGGCTCAACCTCGGCTCCTGGGTGTCCATCGTCGGCGGCGGCATCACGGCGCTGCGCGTCATTGGCGCGACGTCGTTGGCCACTCGACCGCTCTTCTTCGGCGGGCGCGCGGCGAGATCGTGTCTCATCCCCGCCGTCTTGCCCCTCGTCAAACCGACCATCTGCAAGCTCCCTTTCCCGCGCGCGCAGCCTCAGATTGTCGCCGCCGTCGCGCGTGTCTCCGGTCAGCGGGTCGCCCTCGATCGGCCGTGGGCTGAACATCGCCTCCGGCTTAGGGTTCTCTGAAATGAACTGGCCGCGGCTGTCGCGCGGTTTTACCTGGGGCGCGATCTCGTTCGAGAACGCGACTGCGGCCTCGTCATAACCTTCCGGCATCATGTCCTCTCGGCGCCATCTGCGCATCGTGCGTCATGCTGGCGAGGCGGCCTGGAATGGCTTCCAGCGCCCTCAGCATCGCGATCAGCTCCAGCACCTTCGGGCTATCCGTTTTTGCGTCCATCAACTCGCCGAACCACTGCTTGCGCAGATCGATCACCGCTTGCAGAAAAGCCCTGTTGTCGAGGATGGTTCTCGCTTCCCTGGCGATCTCCTTGACGACCTCTGGATCGGTCTTGGCGATCACGGCGCAGGCCTCGGCTTCATCCTGGCCAAATCTTTCTGGTTGGTCAGAGTGGCTGCGGTCTTGAGCGCGTCATGGCCGCGATCAAGCTCGTTCTCATGCGCTTCGTGCTCGCGATCGGCGTCGCCAGCGAGCGCGCCCGCGACGGTCTTGATCTGCTGCACCCCATGGCCAGTCATCGCTGCGTGATGGTTGGCCGCCATCCCGGTCATTTGCTGGACGTGGCCGGAATGGATTTGGGCCATCTTCTGCATGTGTTGACTGGCGAGCTGAGCGGCCTTGAGCTGGGCCTGGGTCATCGCCTGCTGATGCTGCCGGGCGCTATCGTCGGAGGCCTGCTGCTGCTGGGCCATGTCGAGCTGGTTCTGGCTGTCGGCCTGATCCGAGTCGGACTGGCTCTTCATCAACGTCGCGCCGAGCTGGCCGAGCTTGTGCGCGCCCTCGACCCCGGCCTTCTGAGCGTCGACCGCGAGCTTGTTGAACTCATATTCGGTCTTGGCCTGCAGGGTCAGATGCTTGAACACATTGTCCGACTGCAGCTGCTTGGTCTTGAGGTTCTGCTCGGCGACCGCCTTGGCGGTGTCGGAGCGAACCTTCTCCATCTGCGCCTGCGCGGCGACCAGATTGGGATCGGGCGGCTTGGGCGCGTTGAGGATCTGCTGCATCTGTTGCGGCGTCGGGGTCTTGAAGTACCGCCCGACATTTTTCACGTTGGCCAGGGCCAGTATATCGGTGATGGTGTTGATGAGTTCCGGGATCCCGCACACCGGATTGTTGAGCCCGTAGGTGGTCACGATCAATTGTTGGTCTTGCTTGATCTGATTGAGCGCCAGCATACGGGTGAGGTCGGAGCCCTTGCCAAGATTGGCGTTGACCTCGACGGACATCGTCGCATCGAAGGTCGAGGTGTTGTAGGGCGTCCACTTGCCGCGGATCTGCAACGTCCGCTCTTGGTTCGGGTTCTCGGTGATCTCGTTGAACAGACCGGAAAACAGATCTTTGAACCCAGTCTCACACAAGACCCTAGCGACCAGCTCGATGCGCTCCTGGGCGCCGTTGATCACCGCCTCGACCCCGAGCATGGTCGAGGATTGCAACGCTTTGGGATCGAGGCCTTTGGCGGCGTCGCTCAAGCCCGTTCGACGCTGCAGTTGAGCGTTCAACATCTCCAACACCGGCAGCGCTTGCTG